GGTGGGAAGGTAGACTGTGGAGCTTTTATGCTTCTTGACGATTGTATGTATGATAGTAAATTTCTAAAAGATACATGTATTCGACAATGTTTTATGAATGGTCGTCATTGGAAGATATTTTTCATGCTTACAATGCAATATGTAATGGACTTACCACCGGCATTAAGAGCAAATGTCGATTATGTTTTTATCCTCAGGGAAAATATTATACAAAATAGAGAAAAGATATATAAGTCTTTTTTTGGTATTTTTCCAACATTTGATATGTTTTGTAAAGTGATGGATGCGTGTACAGAAAACTACGAATGTCTTGTTTTAGATAACACAGTCAAATCAAACAAGATACAGGATTGTGTATTTTGGTATAAAGCTACTATCAGAAAAAACTTTAAAGTAGGTAGTCAAGATTTATGGAGAATGCACAAAAAAATGTACAATCCCAAATACTTAGAACAACGTGAAGATGATGCAAAGAAAGCGAACAAAAAAACAACTGTAAATGTAATAAAAAGGAAATAAATTTCAGGCGGTGGTTGCGTTTCTGAAATATTTCAAAAACCTCATGATAGATTAAATGACAGACTCGGTCATGACTTTGAATCTTTCAGACAATGGTGACGGTATGGTACCAATCAATCCATCCACTTCATTTATCCGGGAAAATTCATTACCATACCAACAACCGCAGGCGTTAGGGGACGAAAAAAATATAAGTCAAAATAAAGAAACAATGGACTCTACACCAATATCCGATATTATGATCGATGGTGATATGGGTATGATGGAACCACCTATGATGAATCACCAACCAAGAACACAGGGTGTCATGCCCCAGATGGTTGCTGCCCAACCCCAGGGTGCTTACCACACACAACAAACAAAAGAGGCTGTACAGAACAAGAATCCATTCAACTTGACGGATGATCAAATGACGGCGTTGCTTGTTGGTGTGTGTGCAGCGGTTGCTGTAAGCAAGCCGGTTCAGGATAAACTTGTGACCTCTGTTCCCAAGTTCCTTAACGAACAAGGGAGCAGAAGCATGGTTGGTTTGGCTTCTACTGGTTTAGTTGCTGCAGCTGTTTTCTATATTTCAAGAAATTACATTGTCAGAGATTGAGACTCCCACCCCATATTACTGTAAATCGAATTATCGATTCCTGAAAAATACGTAACAAGAGCTCCTATAGCGAAAGCCGACATGAGCAAGAAACTCAATTTAAGTGTCTTTCTTCTGTCACTCCCATACTTCTCAATTGCCCGCTTCGATTCACCCCAGAAACTGTTGACAAGGAATGTAATCATCATCGCAATAAGACTCGCTGACATAAAGAATATACGATCAACTGCGAGACGAGGAATACTACCAACAATTAAACGCATAACGTTCGGAACCACGACCGTCAACCAAACCAAATTGAGGTTATAATTGTCGGATACATGTGGTACTATGGTCAAGCCATAAATAACTAACCAGTAAAATATAACCATAATAACGGCACTGATGGGTGTCTTCATTTAAAATACACTGAGATTATTTATCCTGAATATGTTTACCACAGAATGGTCTCTTGTCTGGAATTTTTTCATATATTCCTATTTCAACAGCAAGATCTCTTAGTTTTATGTAATTCTTCCAAAATGTATCCGAATGGTCATATTCATCCACAGTGGAGTGAGCGAGTTCATGAAGAAGAATGTGAAATATTTCATTGGCTGTACCAGATATACATAATCCTATTTCTTCTCCTTTGTTTGTGTTGTATCCTATACCATCGCCGAATGTTTTGTGGTAGTACCCACTAATGACAATGCATTGTTCTAATTTTTTAAATTCGGGAATATTTTTTACATGATCTCTAAGAATTCTGTATTTTTCTTTTACCGACACAAGTTCACCTGGTTGTTTTGTATTGATGAATATATATATATTAATAATTAACAAAACAACAATTAATATCATCTCTTATATACAAAGATAAATTTACTATACATATCCGAAATCTTATTTCCACTCAACCCTTCCCACAACTTTAAAGTAAAACCCATATCTTCCAAGTGTGTAATAAGTAAATCTTTATACGCTATTGGTTCTGATTTGGGACCATCCTCATAATATGGTGTGTCTACTAAACGAACAAATAACTTTTCACCAAATCCACCAAAAGGTGAACTTTTCATGATAAAAAAATTACCCATTTCATCTTCAAATGGTGTATTAAATATAATTTTTTCGGAATCCGGAATTATACCTATAAGATGACCCCCTCTTTTCATTCTACTTTTAATTTCACGCAACGAATTAAAAAATTTTTCCTTTGATTGAAAAATATAATGTAATGAAAAATTATAACAAATTATATCAAAGTAACGCCTGGGGCAATCTGATATATCTCCGGGATAGAAATTTACCCGTATCTTCATATTTTTTGCACGCGCTATTGCCTCTTCGAGTGCTCCTGGTTCTGGATCGCACATATTTATATTTGCACCACAATTTCTCCATTTTTGAAGATCTCCACCGAAACCACAACCTACATCTAAAATGTGATTACCACTTTCCGTGACACATTGTATAAGGTCTCGTTTAGCACTGTTATGGTTACGGCGAATTTCTTCCATACTTACAATATGCTTTTTATCTTTACATTCATCACTTAAGTTAGAAAAGGCTTAAAGTTTTACACACATTACAAGATATAATATGACTTCTCTCGAACAAGATTACACGACCGTACCTGGACAACTTTTCGCTTGTCTGTCCGTTGTTGGTCCTGAATGTCCACAAAAGAATGATCAGTTTGGTGTGAAGATTCGTGGTTGTTTTTCCACCCGAGACGAAGCCGCTAATCACGCAAAGCGTCTTCAAAAGGAAGATGCCACATTCGACATCTATGTTGTTGATATGTATAAGTGGTTATTAATTCCACCAGATCCAACGAAGATTGAAGATGTCCACTATACTAATGAAAAACTTGAAGAAATCATGATGGGCTATAGAGAATCACAACAAATGGCGACCAAATTGTTTGAAGAACGTAAGAAAGATATGATGGATACGAAGTCGTTTCTCAAACCGGGCGACGAAAATTCGAAATATTATACAAAACCAGACGAAGCACCGGTATCTCACCCAGCGGAAGTTTTGGAACGTCTCCAAAAGGAAAAACCAGATACACCGATGGAAGAATTAGTCAAGGAAGCTAATGATATCGTACAAAAGGAAATCGAAGAACGACGTCTCAAGAGAGAAGAAGAATTGCGTGAAGAAGGAGAAATCGCTGAAGACCAAGAATCAACAACTGACGCAAAAATCGAAGAACAAAAAGAAGACGAAGGGGAAGAAGAAGTTAGCTCCGCTTAAATTTTTATCTAAAATATAGTAATGAATATCATATTCGTAATCGCACTTATAATTTTAATTGTGGTGTCTATTTTCTTTTTTATGAACGTACAAAGTTTCTCAAAAAAGAAAATGGATATTATTCGTGAGGAAGAGGTGGGAGGTGAAAATATTTCAGCAATGGAAGTCATGTTGGAAAATCTAAAAGATCCAGTCATAGTAAACCGAATAGATTTTACAGAAAATCCAATTGGATCAATTGGGAATTTTACAGGATACTCAAGTATACCTGAGGATCACTGGTTGCATGGTTTTCCCCATGAAAAATCCCAATAAAAATACAGCAAATGCTATAACAACCACATTTTTATCCATACTTGAAAATAAATCAATTTTTTGATTGTTTACATCCATCGACATATGTGGTTGTGGTGGCTGCATGTACATCATTTGTTGTTGATGTTGAAGGGGTGGTTGTTCATAAAAGAATTCTTCTTCTTCGTGGTGTTGCGGCTTGTTGTCCCGCATAAGATCGACATTGGAATTATATTCAATTGGATTTCCTATATCAGTTTCCATATTAGGTTATAATAATTCTATTCTTTTAAGCATCTTCTTCATCTTCACTATCCGACACTACAAATCCTTTTAAATTACCATTATCGTCTTCTTCGTAGTCATCTTCATCACTGTCGTAATCACTTTCAGAATCGAATTCATCCTCTGTGTCAATATCCGATTTCACGTCATCTGTATCATATTCGTGTTCAGCATAATCATCAACAACTGTATCCTCAGTTGGTTTAAATAGAATGGGCTTCTTTATATGGCGTCCAGAACGAGTTCTATAATTCATTATAAGAACTAATAAACTCTATCGTTTAAGTATCTTGTGCGAAAAGGTTTTTTTAGTTTTATAGATCTCTCTAGTATAAGTCTTTCCACTTCATAAGCTAATTCAAGAATAATCTCCCTTATTTCTTCATGTACATCATACTCATTGTATAAAGCAACATCTTCTAAGTTATCTAGTGCTTTATATAAATAATCAGATGAAACATGTGGCTCTTCTATAGTAGATAAAGACAGATTTATATTTTTTACAAATAGATTAAAAGACTCTGGATCTATACCAGAATATTTATAAGCCTTACGGATAATATTGTGTACAAATGGTGTGTCTTGATTGTCATCAAAAACCTTATACACAAGATAACACGAACTTAGTATGAGTATGACAGACATCTTAATTACATGTGTTATTTTTTTTTCAACATATTAAATATCTTTGGAGAAAGTTTTATGTTTATTTTTCTTTTACATGGACATTCCTGAGAAAGTATATCACCGTTTACTTTATAAGTTATACACTTATCGTGATTATTTTTGATTATATCACAATATGTACTAGTAGTGACAATTGTAAATGAACTTTTGTTTTTTGTAATTTTCATAATATTTACGTTCTCCTGTCCAGGTACATTACACCGTATAAATGATTGTAATTCTGGTTTGAATTTTATATCATCTTCTTTAGTTATTGGAGGCTTTGTTTTCATTTCTGGACATTTTACCTGTATTGGGTAAAGAAGTTGTTTCAATCTCTGTGTTAACGTGTACCTCTTACCCAAAAAGTCCTTACAAAATCCATTTTTTCGACCTACCAACGTTTCACATCTACAAAAGCATTTCTGTGCGATAATATCACCAGATACATAAAACCAAATATGATTTGAACCATGACTTCTACCCAAGTTTTCACAATATTGTGAAGTCGTTGAAATAAAATATTGATTTTTATTTTTGTAAACACTCTTAATAATAGCACACGACTGACCCTCGAAATTAGATTGAATAAACTTTTCAAGTTCTGATATAGTCTCTATATCGTTCATTTCATCTTTCATCTCGGTGTTACTAAAAGAACCTTCCTTTATAGCCTTTGTAGGACTTTCTATTGTTTTATATTCTGTTGAATTCGTACGAACTGTCGCCATTTTCATGATTTCCATACTTGGTATTTGTTTGACTGGCATGAGTGCATTTAGTGGCCCATATTTATATATAAAAACTGGTAGATATGCAACTTGTGTAATTTTACCTTCACCATTACACTCTTCACACCCCTTACCAAAACACGCATTATGTCTACCTTTTTTATGAGAAAATGGCATTCTAAAACCACTTCCTTTGGAGCCTCGTCTGATATCACCGTATACGGCAGAATCAATGATCTCATTCCATTCAATACTCCCCTTTGCCGTATATAATGCAATCAATATATGCTCACGTAAAGCAATAGCCGATCGTTGATCTACGACAAAATCAGGCCAGTTTAGATGAATACCAGTTTTTACTTTATCACCAACCTTTTTAGGTGGTGCGACAGATACAAGACAATCCCTCCCACCATGACTTTTCACTTTCATACAAATAATTTTACAAATATCTTTTATTTCGTCGAGAGTAAGTGCTTCGTTATTTTTATAATCAATATCAACGAAGAAATTGTAAATATCTGTTTTTTGTTCTACAACGAATAATTTTTCATTTCGTTTCACCGCCTCTATATATTGTTCATAAAATGCGTTCAGTTTATCAAAAGGCACAGTTAGGACACCACCGTCCATGAGCACATGTGATAAACTGGAATCACTGCGTTTACCCGTTAGTTTGTTTTCATAACACCAACGTTTAAACATACTTACCTTCATATTGTTCTTCTTCTCTATACCACCTCATACAAGAGACATCCGGAAACTCCTTATTCTGAGACAATTCTTTTTTAATGACAAGTAATTCATATACAGTTCTCGATTTTAAACCATCCACAAATTCTTCTGCATCTGTATCATAATATCCTCTATTTGTTTGAAGTAATTCTTTTATCTGTGATAGAATATAGTTCTTTGACTTCATTATTTTATAGAAAATGTTTTTCTATTGAGAGAAGTCATGCACGAATAAAATTCCGGGTTTTTGATGACATTATTTACTATAAGATCCCATCTCTTTCTGGTATTAAATTCTTCAAGAGTTTCGAAACATAAATAATCATTTTCATCGTGTGTTTTTTTGATTGGTTGTTTATTTAATTTTTTTAAATTTGTTTTATGTTTTTCTTCGTAAAATCGTTTGACAATATTCTGCTGATCATTTTTTGTATAATCAATAAAGAATATAAAAACATTATATACTAAATCAACTGTTGGACTTTCTTTAACAGTAAATACATAATGTGTATACTCACCGCTTTTTAAATTTACAACTCCTCTCGTTTCCTCTTCGAGTTCCCTCAATGCACATCTAATGGGGTTTGTTATTTCTCGTCTTCGGCACCCACCGGTGACAAAAATCCAATCTTTAAATCGCTTATCTCTCACTGTCAAAAACTTCGGTTTATCACCATTAAAACTAACAGGTATCGCTATCGCCTTGTGTTTCTTCATTGCACATTTGCAAGTTATAATAAAAGGATATGATTATTCTTCGGATTTTTCTTCGACTTCTTCTTCGAGGACATCA